AGAAGCGGCCTTGGTGGGAACTGCTCCTTGAATCTTTTGGAGTCGGGGCTGGTGCTGGGATCGGGAGTCTATGCTCTTGGGTGGTGGTTCGCCGACACCGGCGGCGGGGCCAATCCTCTTGGGCGAAAGCCCTGCTGCGGTACCGCCGGCAAAGAAAACGCCAGGGCTATTCACTGCGGGGGGCGTGACCTACGGCGAGGAGTCTATGGGGAAGCCTCGTGAGGAGTGGGAGGCCCTGGACCCCGAAGAAATTGAGCGTCGGCGAGCGGCGCATAAATCGGCGCGTCGGACGATGGCCGCCAAGTCGCGCAAGACGCTTCTGTCGGCTGGGAAGTTCAATCCGGCGGGTCCGCGTCTGTTGGGTGCGGATGACCCGAGGCGGAGAGTTCGCTGGAGGCAGTGGTGAGATGACGGTAGCCGAGCCACAAGTGGCGGCCGAAATCAAGCCGGAGCAGTTGGCGGCGTATGATTGCGCCTACTGGGCGGTCTTGAACGCGATACGGCTCCAGAGCGGGGAGTTCTCCATTTACCCGGACCACGCTTATCAGTTGGAGCCAATGACTTCGCACGACCGGTGTGTGTGCTACATGAAGGCGACGCAGGGGGGGTTCACGGAGTTGGAGGTTCTGAGGGCTCTGCATGGGATGATTCACCATCGGTATCCCCAGGGCGTCTTGTATCTCTTTCCGACGACGGATGACGTTGGGGAGTTTTCTAAGTCGCGTTTCGCGCCATTGATTCAGGCGAACAGGAACGCCATCGGGCGGTTCGTAAAGTCCGGCGGCAAGGGGACGGATACGGCCTCGCTCAAAAAGATTCACAATGCCTTTTTGTATCTTCGGGGGGCTCGTTTGTCGCAGTCGATTGAGGGGGGTGCGGGCGACAAGGAATCCTCAAAGTTGCGGTCGATTCCGGTGGACAGCGTGGCGTTTGATGAGTGGGACTTACACCCGGAGGGGGCGACTGCGAAAGCCGAGGCGCGAATGGGGCACTCGAAGGTGAAGGAGGTGCGCTATATTTCCAACCCGACCATTCCCGGGCGCGGGATACACAAGAAGTTTCTCCAATCAGACCAACGACACTGGTTTCGCCGGTGCGTGTGCGGGACGTGGACGTGTGCCGAGGAATCGTTTCCGGGCTGCGTGCGTCTGGGGGACAAGGGACGGGGGTACATTGCGTGCTCGAAGTGCGGGAAGGCCGTGCCGGTGTACGCGGGTCCGGGGACCGGGGCATGGGTCGCCAAGAAGCCGGAAGTGAAGGACTTAGTGGGTTACAGGTGGAGCCAGTTATCTTCGGCTTTCGTCGATCCGTGGGACATTCTGAAAGAGTTCAACGACCCGGCGAATCCGAACATCGGGGACACTTACCGGCTCCGTTTGGGGTTGCCTTACATCCCGAAAGAAGACCAGTTGACGGAGGGGCAGGTCTTCGATTGCTGCGGGGCGGAGCCGATGTTGCAGGGTCATCGTGGTCCGTGCGGGATGGGCGTGGATATTGGAAAGACATATTTTCACGTCGTGGTGGGGATACGGACGGCATCGGAGCGGTTCGAGATTTTGCGGTTTGCGCGGATTCCAATGGAGGGGGGATGGGAAGCGCTGCACGACTTGGCCCGGAAGTTCAACGTCCGGTCGGAAGTGGTGGACATTCGGCCTTACGAGGACGGCGCCAGAAAACACCAGAAAGCCGAGACGCATCAAGTGCTCTTGTGCGAGTACACCGAGAACGCCTTGATGGGCAACAAGGTGGACGACGAGCGCCACGTGGTGAAGTCTTACCGGACGGGTTTGTGCGACACGACGCATCGGTTGCTTGCGGAGAAGCGGTTGACGATTCCCCGTCGTTGTCCGGAGGTGGAGATTTTCGCCCGGCAGGTCGTGAGCATGGCGAAGATTCTTGAGAGGAACAAAAAGACAGGGGTGGCGGTGTATCGGTACACGAGTGCGGATGCGGACCATTACCGTCACGCGCTGGGGTATTTCTGGCTGTCGGCCCAGAGGCTTGGCATCTCGAGCGCGTCTGGGCGGTACGGGAAACGGAAGCCGAAAACGGAATACGCCATCATCTGAGGGGCGGGCGTGAGAGACAACGCGCAGGTGAGGCGCATCAAGGATTACATTGTCAAGGCGCACAAGGCCGGTGCGTGCGGGAAGTCCGGCGAGCATGTGCCGCGCGAGCAGATGGGGCGGACGGGAAAAGGCATCGCGTATATCGGGATGAGAACGCCGGAAGGACAGCGGCGGTTTTGCCGGAACTACGACGAGATTGATTGGAGCAAATAATGGAAACGGCAGCGCCTAACGCGACGGCCAAGGGCGTCATAGACCTGTGGGAACGCGAACTGGCGGCACAGCAACCCCATCGGAATCTGTGGCAACAGGTAGCCGACCGCATGTTGTCGCGGTTCAACCGGATTACCAGCCAGCCGACGCCGGGCGAAGACAAGAGCCTTTTGGTGTACGACGACACGGCCACGGAGTCCTTGCGGGAAATGGCCGCCGGTTTGTCGAGCGCGACGATTCAGACAGGCCAGCACTTCTACGAAATCCGGCTCCGCGACCAGCAGTTGGCCGAAAGCGAGGACGGCGACAGGGCGATATGGAAACTGGTCGAGGACGCGCACATCGAACTTTACACGAGCAACTTCGTGTCGCGTTACAACCAGATGCTCGCCCCTTACGGGGGGTTCGGGCAGGGGTGTCTGTATTGTGACTTCTCCAAGAAATCTCTCAAGTTGACGTTCAAGAACATCGACATCGCCGACTACGTTTTCTTGGAGAACTCGGACGGCGAGATTGACACGGTGCTAGTATCGTTCACCCTGACGGCTCGACAAGCGATCCAGAACTACGGCGAGGAAAATCTGCCGAAGGAGATTCGGGAGGCGGCTGGGAAGCCGGGCCGGTCGAGCGACACGTTCAAGTTTCTCCAAATCGTCCGGCCGCGAACAGACCGGAACACGAACAAGGCGAGTTGGCGCCACATGCCGTTCGAGTCCTTGCATGTGGCCGTGGAGGCGCAGCAAATCGTCCGCGAGGGTGGATACCGCCAGATGCCGTTTGTCATTTTCCGGTGGATAGTCTCGTCCGGTGAGAAGTACGGTCGCGGGCAAGGCACGGAATACCTGGCGCGCGTCAAGGTCTTGGACAGGATGGTGAAGGATTACGTGGACATTGCGAACCGTTGGGCGCATCCGCCTTACGAAAAACGCCAGGATTTTGAGGGGGACGTGGACCTGACGCCGGACGGCGAAAACGTGGTCACGGAAACGGGCATGGTCAAGGCCCTTGACCAGCGGATGCTCGGCAACATGCCGATTACGGAACAGGCCATCAAGTTGTTCACGGAAAAAGTCGAGAAGGCGTTTTTCGTGGACGTGTTCCGCAGTCTGTCGCAGTTGACCGGCAACCAGCGCATGACCACGTTGGAAGTCTCCGAACGGTTGCGCGAGGGGATGAAGCGCATCTCGCCGATGGCCGCCCAGTTGTACGAGGATATGAACCGGCTCATCGAGCGGGTGACGGACCTGTTGCTTCGGCATGGTCGCGTGATGTTGCCACCGGCATTGAGCGGGGCCGAATGGTCTATCGATTATCTGGGTTCTTTGGCGCTGGCGCTCAGGGACAAGGAAGCCGCCGGGTTCATGCGATTCACCGAGTTTGCCATCAACATCGCGGAGGTCAGCCCCGAATCGCTGGACACGATCAACTTCGACGATGCGATGCCCGACATGGCGAAGTCCCTCGGAGTCAAGAGCACGCACATTTCGACGCAGGAACGAATCGACGCGATTCGCAAGGTCCGCGCGGAGCGGGAAGCGCAACAGCAAGCGATGGCGATGGCTGAAATGGCGGGCAAGGCGAACAAGGGGTTGTCCCAGGCGCCTCAGCCCGGCAGTCCCGCCGAGGCGATGGCGGGAGGATAATCATGCCGCTCACGAAAAAGGGTGCTGAAATCATGGCCGCGATGGTGGCCAAGTATGGCAAGAAAAAGGGCAAGAGTGTTTTCTACGCCTCGGCTAACAAGGGAACCATCAAGGGCGTTCACAAGGGGAAGAAGAAGTGACTGACGCCGAACGGGCTATCCTGGTTGATTACATTGACTTGTTCGACACGCCCATCGGCCAGCGTGTGCTTGAGGACATGAAGCGGCGTGCGGGGATTTACGGGACGAAGGTGCAAAAGGGGTTGCCGATAGAGCAGACTCGGTTGATCTGGAACGAGGCGCAGCGGGCCTTCGTCCTCGAAGTAGCGAACCGAGCGACTTACGACTTCTCGAAAGAGGTGGCGAAAAGTGAGGAGAAGGAAAATGGCTGAAGCCGCAACAACGTATCCAGTACGACTCCTCGACGTCCAACAACAGGAAATCTTGGACGCACTTTTGGCGCTGATGCGTCAGGCGGATTGTGTTGGCGGAAAAGTGGTAAAAATCATCATGGACAAACCGATGTTTGAGGCCACACGAAAACTTTTGGATTATGACACGTTTGCTCCGCCGCATTCTGGCAGAGAAGGCCAGGTTGACCATGTGATCAACGAGGACAAAGAAATCATGTTGGTGGGGATTCAAATCACTCAAGAAGGAGAATGAAGATGGCTGATGAAACTGGGGAGCAGGATTCTGCGGACCCGCAGGAAGATTCTGTCCAGGACGAACCGCAGTCGTTTGTCGGGGCCGATGGCACGTTCGAGGAGGGCTGGATAGATGGTCTGGTGCCGGAAGATTTGCGGCATTTGGGCGACTACAAGACCATCCTCAACGTGAGGCAGTTGGCGAAAGAGTTCGGACATGCCAAGTCGCTCATCGGGCGGCAGGGCAAAGGTATCATGCCGTTGGCGGAAGATGCCGGTCCTACCGAGAAGGCCGCGTATTACGAGGCGCTTGGCCGACCCAAGACGCCGGACGATTACAAGATTGTCGTGCCGGAAGGCATGGAGGAAATGTATCAGCCGGACGCGCTCAAGGATTCCATGCAGGTCATGCACGACCTGGGGCTGACGCAGGCACAGGCGCAAGGCATGGTGGCGATGGACGCCGCGCGGGTCCAGGAGGCCATGACCCAGCGCGACTCCGCGCAAAAGGCGGCGTATGAGGAAGGCGTCAAAATGTTGAAGAAGGAATGGGGCGATGCGTATCCCCTGAAGATGCACCAAGCCCAGTCCGTTATCGAGC